CCCATTACGCAACCAATGGCGATGTATTGAAGGTTAGGGGCTTCTTGTGAGGGAACTCCATTTACGGCACTACCGACTTGGGAGGGAGGGGAAGGTGTAGGATTGGGCGAAGGGCTGACTGTAGAGGGGGGGGTCGGGGATGTGGTGCCGGTCCGGGTCTCACTTACCCCTTTGCTATGCGAGGGGGTGCCGGTGTCTGTTGCCGTGCCGGTGCGAGTTGCCGTCCAAGTTGAACTGGGTGTATGGGTGTTCGTAGCAGTGCCGGTGGTTCGTCCAGACCCCGTATGCGTTGCCGTTGGGCTGAATGGACGGCTACGGGTGGCTGTGCTGGTGGGGCTGAATAGCCGACTACGGGTGGCTGTGATAGTAGGGGTGGCGATGCGTGAACGGGTGAGTGATGGGCTTGTTGTGTTGGTAGCGATACTACTTATGCCCCACAATAAAAACATCAAAAGACGCATTCTTACTAGGGGGCTAGACTTTCAGCCGGTGCGGGGTTCCGGGGGGGAACGGGGTTTTTTTGGGAACCTCCCCCTCGTGAGAAAGTCTGGCTGGAAACTTACCCGAATTTTCCCCGTTCCCCCCCGTTTCCCCGGTCGGTCGCCTAAAATCAAACCCCTCCTAAAATATAGAATGCCCTCCCATAATCCACAGCCGTTCGTCAAGATTACCGAAACCAATGCGAACAACGAGATTATGCGTTTTTGCCTTCTGGTGGCGGAGGAGACGAATAAATCCAAGGCACTTAATAAGCCCGGCATCTTCTTCGTCAAGTGGGAACTCCCGACCAAGGAGAAATGTGAGCCGTTCCTCAAGATGCTAATCAAATGTATCCAGATTGCGACGAAAGCCGTATTCAAAACGACACTCCATTACTCGCAACTGACGACANCAGAGACGACAGAGAACCAACTGGATTTGATTATCGGTGTAGGTATCAAGGCGGAGGACTTTAAGAAAGTGCTTCGTCAAGTTATTCTAATGACTACTGATAAGGAGAATGTCGGCGAACATAGAGTGGAACTCCCCGTTGAGACCAAAGAAGGAGAAGAAGGAGAAAGCACCGCCAACACGGGCGGAATTACAAAAGAAGATACAGAAGTTGTTTGCGAAGCCTAAAGCATTNATAAGTGTGCCGACGGCGAAGAAGATACTGAATGCGACCCGAGGNGACCCAATGATGGCGGGATGGGTGGAGAGGTGGATTGACGACTGGGTGAGAGGGAACTCGTATCCTCCTCAACTCCGCTCCAATGACTTCTATTCGCTACTAGAAAAGTTTTTTGACGGACCAAAGGTATTGGAGGTGTTGGAGAAAATCCGGGTTGAGTATCACCGGGCATTCCCGACGATTGATACACGCCCAGCAGACGATGATTTAGCGTGGCTTCCCCCGCTATTGAAAGCCGATGCGTTGGCGGTGTCGTTTCTTCCACCGCAATTCCTAGACTGAAAAAGCGACCACAGCAGTCGCTACGACATCGGTGATTAATGGCTAATGTTAGGAGTTTGTAAACCCCAAACATTATGGCTATGACTGACGCACTCGCCCCGCCCATCTGTAACGCATCAAGAAATGAACCGGACATCTTACTATATTATGAGAACTTTGCGACAGACCATATAATCTTGCTCTTATCACCCCCTATAACATCACTGAACTGGAGGTCCAATTGATTGGCTGAAGCAACATAGGAAGTTATACTGGGGGAAGGATTAGCCCCATCACCATTAATGAATGTGATATTTACAAGGCTGGATTGTGATAATCCCGTTATAGGAATACTCTGTAGTGAAGCATTCGCACAATCAAAGACACCCGAAGGGAATTGTGTGGGAGGGACAAAAATAGACCACGGCGAGGACGCACTCGGGGTTACGCCTATGTTCGCTACAATTGCCTTGTAATAGACACCGAGATACTGAACGATATCGCCGACTTTATAATACGCACCACTCTCCCAATTTGCGTAAGGAGAAGCCATCTTTATAAGGTAAAAGAAAATACTTTCTATTACGGACTTGGTCCCAAATAGGTTAGCGTCCAAGCACAGAAAGGGACAAAGGTTACATCAACTGTAGAGGCTGGTTCGGTGCTGATTACATAATACGAACCTTCAGTTAGAATATTAGTTCCAGTCATAGAAGTACAATGTGCTCCGGTTATCCCTACTCCTCCAATCACATTTAGTAGAGGTAAGTAATATTTCGTTGAATTAATGTATTGTATCATTACTATGTATGTAGGAAAAATAGACGTAGTATAATCAACAGTCATAGATAGGCTTATAGACCACACACCACTTTTAGGGCAACGCCAAAGCGTCATTGAACCCGTACCACCACTTTGAGTAGCAAGAGACATTGATGATGGAGTGCTGTATGCTTCTCCAGTCCATACCAAATTACCATTGAATGTATGACCTCCCGTGATAGTTTGAGTAGTGTAAGTGTAATAAGTTCCGGTGTATATTGTCGGGGTGGATGCCGAGATTGTATAGTTGCTGGGGCTACCAGTAATCGTAACTCCAGTTCCAGCCGTGAGGGCTAGGACACCGCTGTTTGCGATAGTAGGGAATTGTCCGCCCGTGGAAGTCAAGCCACTCCCCACATCTAGTGTAATAATACCTTGATTTACGAGAAGTGGGTTCTGTCCGCCCGTGCTATCCAAACCAGTCCCCACATCTATTGTAAGAATACCACTGTTTGCTATGGTAGGGTTCTGTCCGCCCGTAGAAGTTATTCCTTCCCCGGGATTTAGTGAAATTATACCATTGTTTGCGATAGTAGGGTATTGTCCGCCCGTAGAAGTTATTCCAGTTCCCGCAGTTACTGCGATAACACCGTTGTTTGTGATAGTAGGGTTCTGTCCGCCCGTGCTATCCAAACCAACCCCCACATCTAGTGTAAGAATACCCGAATTCACGAGTGTTCCAATGAACTCGGAATTAACAGTCACATCAAGACCTTCGCCGTGCTTAAGGTAGAGGTTCGGCTTGTCTGGGTCTGTTGTATCAATAACAAGACCAGTGTTTTGGAGGACAAGTGCGGATATGGTAGGGTTCTGTCCGTCCGTAGAAACCAAAAAAGACCCCGTAGTTATTGAAAGAATACCATCGTTTGTTATGGTAGGGTTCTTTCCGCCCGTAGAACTTATTCCTTCTCCCGCAGTTAGTGAAATTATACCATTGTTTGTGATAGTAGGGTTCTGTCCGCCCGTAGAAGCCAAGCCAGTTCCCGCAGTTAGTGAAATTATACCAGTATTCTGTAGTATATTTTCATCAGTAACCAGAAGTCCATAACCATAGTCAACGGCTAGAGCACCTTCACTAATAGTGAGACCACCTCCAGCATTTACACTCACACCATCCTTACTAACATTGATACCACTACCGGCAAGAACTGTTAAAGAGGGCACATCATCAGCACTACCAACAAGACCCTCACCAGCATTTACGCTCACAATGGGTTGTGATTGATTAGTATTATCTACTAGAATATAGTCTCCCGGATTGACCCTCNCCACTCCCCCACTACCACCTCCCGCATTAATCTTAATCTGCGACGNCACAGTAGTATCTATTGTTACATTTGTTCCGGCTACGATACTAAGAGCACCGGTCTTTCCGTTTAGTGCCGTCACGCTTTCTAAAGTGACCGGGCTGTATGCCGACCACGGCGAAGAAGCACTGGGGGGCACACCGATATTTGCTAGGATTGCTTGAAAAAACGAACCCGTTGGGTATTGAACTATATCGCCTATTTTGTAATAAGCATTTGCCGACCAATTCGCATAAGGAGAAGCCATCTTTGTAAGGAGAAATATATTTNTCCTTGTTAAATGAGTGTCGCAAAGGTGAAGGAATACGCATTAAGTGACGGCGACATCCGNAAAATCCTNGGTCCCGACATAAGTATCATAACCTACCCAATGCTCGGTGAAATGNGTAGTATTGAGGATGCTTTTGATAACAAGGGGCGTTGTGTGATGCTGGTGCCGAACGCATCNCCTACAATGGGTCATTGGGTAGCGATGATTAAGCGACCGGACCACATTGAGTTCTTTGACCCCTATGGAGATGCTCCAGAAGAGCAGAAAGAGGGGCTGTCGCAGTCCCGTCTTCAGTCCCTAGACATAGACCAGCCCTACCTCACAAAACTTCTACGAGCATCGGGAAAGCCAGTTTATTACAATAC